CTGGGCAACCAGCAAGGTGGCGAGCAGATTGTCAGCAACATTTCTGGCAAGGCTGTGGAGATGATCCAGCAGCGCCTGGACATGCAGACGTTCATCTACATGAGCAACTTCTCCAAGGCCATGAAGCGCTGCGGCGAGATCTGGCTCTCGATGGCCAAGGACATCTACGTCGAAGAAGGCCGCAAGATGAAGGTCATCACTGCTGATGACGAGACCGACATGGTCGAGCTCATGAAACCGATGGTCGAGGAGTCCGGCAAGGTGACCTTGGCCAACGATCTGAGCAAGGCCAACTTTGATGTGAACGTGGACGTGGGCCCGACATCAAGCAGCAAACGTGCTGCCACCGTGCGTGCCCTGACCGGCATGCTGGCGATCACGACCGACCCAGAGACCCAGCAAGTCCTGCAGGCCATGGCCATGATGAACATGGAAGGCGAGGGCATCTGGGAGGTGCGCGATTACTTCCGCAAGCGCCTGCTGCGCATGGGCGTGGTTCAGCCGACCGATGTCGAGATGGAAGAGATGATGGTCGAGATTCAAGGCCAGCCTCAAGATCCAAACGCGATATTCCTGCAAGCCGCAGCCGAAGAGGCAGTGGCCAAGGCAGCCAGGGCACGTGCCGACACGGTCGAGACCATTGCCGAGGCAGAGTACAAACGAGCCAAGACGGCCGAGACCCTGTCAAACATCGATCGAGACGATCGCGCCCAGGCGCTCGAGGCTGTGGAGGCAACGCGAAAGATCGCAACAGGTCAGTGATAATGTGGGCTCTTGTGTAAGAGACCACATTTGAGTGAGAATGTGAAATAACGGTGTCCACCCAACCGTTTTAATGGGTGAGTTAATGGGGTTATAAATGAACGTGAAGCGAAAGGCAGTAATTGAAGACGAGGATCTAATCGACGACGTTGAAGAGCTTGAGATTGACAACGAGGATCAGACTGAGCAAGGAGATGATGAGTCAAATTCCATCATCGACCAGGACGATTCCGAAGGCATCGAAGGCCAAAGCGACGATGAAGATGAAGTCGTTGTCTCCATTGGTGAGGAAGCGCCACCCACCGAAGAGCATCAGCAGGCCCCTGAATGGGTCCGCGAATTGCGTAAGCAACACCGTGAATTGCAGCGTAAGAACCGTGAGCTAGAGGCAAAGCTACAGACCACGCAGACTGAGACCAAGCCAGTCGCACTGGGCAAAAAGCCAACCCTCGATGATTACGACTACGATGCAGAAAAGTTTGAGGCTGCTCTGACCGATTGGTATGAGCGCAAGAAGCAGGCAGACGCAGAGCTTGAAAGAGCGCGTCAGGCTGAAGATGCGCAAAAGCAATCGTGGCAGGATCGGCTCAACTCCTACGGCAAGGCCAAGGCCGAGCTGAAGGTGCGAGATTTTGAGGACGCTGAGGCCACGGTCTCTGAGTTGCTCAACGTCACGCAGCAGGGAGTTGTGCTTCAAGGAGCTGACAACCCAGCACTGGTGATCTACGCACTTGGCAAGAACCAAAAGAAGGCAGCTGAGCTTGCAAAAATTGATGACCCCGTAAAGTTTGCTTTTGCGGTAGCGAAACTGGAGAAAGAATTGAAAGTGACGAACCGTAAAGCAGCCCCCGCACCAGAGCGCGTGATCAGTGGTACTGGCCGTGTTTCAGGAGCGGTGGACTCAACCTTAGAACGGCTCCGTGCCGAAGCTGAAAAGACTGGTAACTACACGAAAGTGATCCAGTACAAAAAGCAAAAGCGCGATGCCAAATGACACAACTTAATTAAAGGAGCCCATCATGGCTAACTCATTTTCCAAAGAAGAACGCGTAGCGTTCGAGGACCTACTGGAAGGTTTCCAGGACGCGTTGGTGCTTTCCCGTAACGTCTCGATCTACCAAACCGATCAGACGATGATGGAGCGTGCCAACAACACCATCTGGCGCCCGATGCCTTACATCGCGCAGTCGGTCACATCAACCCCCGGCACTCCGCTGGCTGGCTACCAGGGCATGACCCAGTTGGCCGTTCCTGCGACTCTGGGCTTCAGCAAGACCGTGCCTTGGGAGATGACCTCTCTCGAGCTGCGTGACGCGCTGCAAGAAGGACGTCTCGGTGACTCTGCCAAGCAAAAGCTGGCCAGTGACATCAACGTTGCTATCATGAACTCGGCTGCAAGCCTCGGTTCGTTGGTGGTGGACATTGGTGCTGCTGCTGGTGATTATGATGACATCGCCTTGTGCGACGCCATCATGAACGAGCAAGGCGTGCCCGACTACGATCGCTTCCTGGCTTTGTCCAGCCGCGATTACAACGGCCTGGCAGGTAACTTGGCTGCAGCTACCCGTTCGTTCGGCAATCAGAAGTCTGACAAGGCTTATGAGCGCTCGTTCGTCGGCATGGTTGCTGGTTTTGAGACCTACAAGATGGACTACGCAAACCGTCTGACAGCTTCGGCTGCAGGTGCTGGCGTGACCATCAACACCAACAGCGCTGGTGCTACTCAGGCCAACTACACGCCTCAGGCCACTTCGACTTCGGTCGGCGGCCAGATCAACGTGGACAACCGCTTCCAGCAAGTCACCGTCAACGACACCACTAACGTGGCCGCTGGCGATGCCTTCACGATTGCTGAAGTCTACGCTGTGCATCACATCACGAAGCAAAGCACTGGTCAGCTCAAGACCTTCCGTGTTGTTTCAGTCGATTCGCCCACCGCGATGACGATTACTCCTCCGATCATCGGTGCTCAAGGTGTTGCACCTACCGATGCTCAGTTGCAGTATCAAAACGTGGATGTGGCCGTTGAGGCTAACGCAGCAGTGCTGACCTTCCTGAACGTGAACACCGCACAGGTCAACGTGTTCTGGCAGCGTGACGCTCTGGAAATTCTGCCTGGCCGCTATGCTGTTCCGGCCGATGCTGGTGTCGCAGTGATGCGCGCAAGCACCGACCAGGGCATCGAGCTGGTGATGCAGAAGTTCTACGACATCGACAGCATGACGATCAAGTATCGTCTTGACACCCTGTTCGGTGTGGTGAACAAGAACCCAGAGATGTCTGGCATCTTGTTGTTCAACCAGTAAGCTGGAAAAGACTGGGGGGCTTCGGCCCCCCTTTCTCCATAGGAGAATGAAATGCCAATGACCAAAGGTTACTCAAGCAAGTCCATCGGCAAAAACATCAAGATGGAAGAGAAGTCCGGCAAGCCGCGCAAGCAGGCTGTGGCCATCGCTTTGAACGTGGCGCGCAAGGCTGCCAAAGCAGCAGGCAAGCCCAGCAAGGCACCAAAGAAGGCCAAGAAATGAAAAAGGGTCTGTACGCCAACATCCAAGCCAAGCGCAAGCGCATTGAGCGACAAAAGGCTGAAGGCAAGACTCCCGAGCGCATGCGCAAGCCTGGCACAAAAGGCGCTCCAACCGCTGCTGCCTTCAAGGCATCAGCCAAGACAGCAAAAAAGGCAAAGTAATGGAACCAGTAATTTTGATGCCCAAGTACCGCAAGGGGAAAAAGCCAACCCGAGTGCGCAAGCCATCCAGACCCATTGATGGCATCAACCATCGACTGCTGCGTGAGCAGGCGCTCCAAGCCCAGCCCGTTGAGCTGGTCGAGATCGTCAAGATTGAAGAGACGCCAGCAGATGATGCGCCCCCGACCCGTCTCGAATTAGTCGATAAAGCCAAGGAGCTTGGATTAAAATTCACAAAACGCACCAGTGATGAGAAACTACTGGCGATGATCAACGAAGCGATCGGAGGCTGACATGGGATACAGCAAGCGCCAATTTGTGAATGCAGCCTTTGAAGAGATCGGCCTTGCGTCCTATGTTTTCGACCTTCAACCAGAGCAACTGCAGTCTGCCATGCGCAGGCTTGACGCCATGATGGCCGACTGGAACGGCAAGGGCATCCGCCTTGGCTACCCGCTGCCGGGCAGCCCACAAAACAGCGATCTGGACGAGCCTTCCGAGGTTCCAGACTCTGCCAACCAGGCAATCATCACAAACTTGGCGGTGCGTATTGCCCCAGGCTATGGCAAGCAAGTCATGCCCGAGACCAAGGCTGTGGCCAAAGAAAGCTACAACACCATCCTGTCGCGTGCGACCAAGCCGAATCAGCAGCAGCTGCCGGGCACGATGCCATCTGGTGCTGGCAACAAGCCATGGCGCATTTACGATGACCCATTCCTACGTCGTCCGGTCGATCCAGCTTTGGCCGGACCTGATGGCCCGATCGAATACAACTGAAGGAGCAGAAAATGCCTTATATCAATCAACTGCCTCTGCTCGTCCAGGCCTCGCCTGGTGACCAGATCCCCGTTTACACCCCGAACAATGGCGACGCACGGCGCCTGCCAATCAGCGCCCTGCTGCAGTACTTCCAGCAGACCTTTGCCAGCCCGACGCTGGCCACTAACATTTACACGCCCGGCACTGGTTTCAATCAGGCTGTGCCGACGCCTGTTGCTCAGCAACAGTGGATGCTGATTCAGCCTGCTGGCACGCTGGCCTCTGGCACGATCACGCTACCTTTGGACACTGGCACGCCTGATGGAACCGAAGTGCTTGTGACAACTACACAAGAAATCACGGCGTTCACTTTGGCACCAAATGGTGCGGCCAACGTTTATGGCGCACCAACCACATTGCTGGCAGAGGAATTTTTCCGCATGCGCTATGTGCAGGCGACCAATAGCTGGTACCGGATCGTTTAAATAACCCAACAGGAGATCATCATGTTCATTCAACCAAGTGTTACATCAAGCGAAGTCGATGTGATCGTCCCTGCTGGCGAATACATCAGCATCGGCAACACCGGCAACGAGCCAGCAACTGTGCAGATCCGCACTGCTGTGCCAGGACAGCCTTGGATTTACAGCACGCTGGCGACGCTGACCAACAGTGCCCAGACCTTTGGCCCTTACGTTCAAGACCGCACGATTCGCATCGCCAGTCGAAACTCGACCGTCGAATATGACATCGGTGCCCAACCAAAGCTGCGTGGCTTTCCTGCTTTGACGCTCGGCAGCCTTGAGCCTGTCAGTTTGGTGCAACCTGCGGCCACCTTTGTGACCCTGACCTATGACGATGACGCAGGCAACGTGAAGCTGGTGAGTGCTGGCGTGCACGACCTGACCAACGCAGTCGCACAGGGTCAAGACCTGTACATCACCTGGACTGGCGGCACGGCTGCCACCGGCTTCTATGAAGTGGTGGACGCTGACACGGCCACTGACGAGGTGACCATCGATCTACCCTATATCGATGCCACCGTTACCATCAGCATCGCTGCACCTGGTGTGGTGACTTGGACCAATCATGGCCTGTCGGTCAACGACACTATCCGATTCACAACCACTGGCGCACTGCCAACTGGCTTGGCTATCAACACCACCTACTACATCAAAGAAGTGCTGTCGGCCAACACCTTCACAGTGTCTACTTCGGCAGGCGGCGCAGCTGTTACCACCAGCGGCACGCAGTCCGGCACCCAGACAGCTTTGGTTTGGTACGGCACGGCAGTCGTTGCTGTGGCCAACACGGCGGTGACGCTTGCCAGCATCAACATCCCTGGCTGGTCCATGGGCGTTGGCGGTGGTATGGAGATTGATGCTTTGTTCAGCCTGACCAACAGCGCGTCAGCCAAGAACATTGGCATGACTTACGGCGGCGGTACCTTGATGGCGGTTTCTGCTGCAAACAACGCCAGCGCCTGCGCTCAAAAGCTCATGTGCAACCGTGGCAGCTCGCAGATCATCAGCAATGCAGCCAACATGGTAGGCCATGGTTTATCGACCGGCGCAAACGTGGTGTTGAGCGTTGACGCAACGCAAGATCAGACGTTCACGTTCACCGCGCAGCCTGCCGCAGCAAACAATGTGGTGCGCCTAGAGGCTTACAAACTGATGATCAGCTTCTAACCATGGCGACCAAGAAAGACCCGTCGTGGTGGCAAAGTCAGGCGACCAGGTCAAGACGATCCGGTTTGGCCAGCAGGGCGTCAAAGGCTCGCCAAAGCGTGAAGGCGAGTCAAAAGCTGCCAAGGAGCGTCGAGAGTCTTTCAAGGCCAGACATGCTAAGAATATTGCCAAGGGCAAAATGAGTGCGGCCTACTGGGCTGACAAAGAAAAGTGGTGAGCTGAATGCAAATCCCTATTTTGAACGGCATCTATACAGATAACCAGCCGGAGCTGCGCACCAGCTACCCGGTCAATCTGATGCCTGTGCCTAAAAAGTCTGGCATCAGCAATGGATTTTTGCGCCCAGGCGAAGGGATTGTGGCCAACGGCACTGGTCCTGGCGTTGACCGTGGCGGCATCAACTGGAACGGTATCTGTTATCGGGTAATGGGCACCAAGCTCGTGACTGTGGCCAGCAATGGCACGGTGACAGTGCTTGGCGACGTTGGAGGTCCTGTCAACACGCTGGTGACCTTTGACTACAGCTTTGACCGTTTAGCCATTGCGTCTGGTGGCCGTCTGTACTACTGGGACGGAGCACTCACGCAAGTCACAGACCCAGACCTTGGCACCGTGCTTGATGTGGTTTGGGTGGATGGCTACTTTATGACCACCGACGGCGAGTTTTTGGTGGTGACTGAGCTGTCCGACCCGACTCAGGTCAACCCATTGAAGTACGGCAGCTCCGAGGTCGACCCAGATCCGGTGGTGGCCCTGCTCAAACTTCGCAATGAGGTCTACGCACTAAACCGCAACACCATCGAGGTGTTCGACAACATCGGGGGAGTTGTCATCGGCACGCATGGCTGCTGCGTTTACTTGGAGGCCATCGCGTTTCTGGGTAGTGCACGCAACGAATCGCCAGGCATCTACCTTGGCGCAAATGCTCAGGCGCAAAAGATCAGCACGCAAGAGATTGACC